TTGCAATAAGGACAATGTGGAAACTATTAAATTACTTGCAAAAGATACAAAAGAGTGTCCTAATTGCGGTACTGGTATATTTAAAACAGAAGGTTGTGATCAAATGTATTGCATAGAATGTCATACTGCATTTAGCTGGAATACTGGTAAGATTGAAACAGGATCTATACACAATCCACATTATTATGAATGGATGCGTAAGAATGGTAATGATAGAAATTTGAATGATGTACAATGCGGTAGAGAAATTGATCAAGTATTTATTGTAAACATGATGAGATTATTACAAGAGAAAAAACATCATGTTTATGATAAACTATTTCAAGATATATGTGTGTCAGTACTACATATTCGAGCTGTTGAACTACCTAAATACAATCTTGATGTTGTGAATAATAATCTAAATTTAAGAATTTTGTTATTGAAAAATGTGGTAAGTGAAGATGAATTTAAAAAAAATATTTACAAAAGAGAAAAGGATTTGCAAAAGAGACGTTCTATTGCAAATGTTATAGCAATGTATATAAATTGTATGTCTGATATTATGTACAGAGTATATGATGATATTAAAAACGAGGAAAATAATGATTTTCATAAACGTACTTTAAAAATCAATTCGTTTATGAGAGAATTTAAACAGTTAAAATTATATACAGAGGAATGTATAGGTGCTGTAGCTAAGGTATATAAATCAAAGCCAGTAAAATTGTTTAATGATGATTTATGGAATTTTTAATAAATAAATTAGTATTTTAAATCTACAATGTTATCATTTTGCCTTGAGACTATTACTTTTAATTTTTTAGTTTTTGAGAATTTTTCTTTTAGATCATTTACGCGTTCAACAGCGTCTAAATTATCTTCTTCATAATTTTGATTATAATGTTTATTATGATATTTCCAAAGTTTATAATGTCCAACTCTAAAATTTTTATGTGGTTCAGCTTTATACCAAAATATATTATCATTTAAATTAGGACTATTACCAGATGTTTTAATAACAAGACATTCATGATTTTGTGTACATGCATCTAATATATTACAAAAATGATCAAAACTAGGAATAATTGCTGCATAATCTTCATAAATTTTTCTTCTATTTTTGATACTTGGTTCATTGAATACAAATACATAATCAATATTGCCACGTAATCCTGGTGGAATAGCTAGTGCATATTGCATAGTTAATATGAATAAAAAGTTGTAATGACGACCATTAAAAAAGATTTCCTTTATTATTTTGTCATTTTTCCAATTTTGTGCATCAGCTAACATATCATCAAATACAATAAATACATTATTAGATGGTGTTTTCCCATTTTCAACACCTGCTCTTTTAGCATCTTTGATTCTTTTCTTTTGTTTATTCATAATTTTTTCGATAATTTCAGCTTCATATTCTTCATGAATAAAACAATCTGGTATAAAATCACCAAAGAACGGATTTGCTTCTTCAGTTCCTGAAAATACAATACCACTTGGAATATGTTTATGATGATAAAAAATATCTCTCACTAACCAACTGTTATGTGTAACAATTAAATTATCCAAGAAAAATAAATGATTTCCATCTAATTCAAATCCGTAATATTTATTAATAGAAATATCCTTAACAGTTATTTCATTTTCTATATAATTAGGAATTGTTTTAGTAAAAAAATCATTTTGTGATATCATTATTGTAGTACCGATACATATATATATATGATGTTTATCTGTTTTATGAATAGAATATCCCAAACTCTTTATAAGAAAACAAATTTCAGACATGTATTTTGATTCTGATAAATCTAAATAACCTCTATTGAAAAAATTATTAGATTGTAATACACCCATCAAAAACATTTTTCTAATTTCAATCGAATTAACAATGTACTTTTTAATATATTTAAATTTATCTATTTTTTCTAATTGACCTTTAATTTCATATGATTTACATTGTGGATTATAATATAAATATGATTTATATTGTGGTAAAACTCTACGTAAATAATATAAAATTTTATGATTGTTTGTAAATTTATAAGAATCATTTAATAATAAACCAAAAAGATAGGGAGTAATAGATATATCACATGGCTTAAAGTAAACTGTCTTTTGATATCCTTTTAAATATTGTTTGATTTTATCATTCGAGTCTAAATATTGTTTAATTGGGATATTTATAATTTCACTTGTTTTATCTTCTAAATATGACATTATATTTTCTACAGTTTGTTCTTTATTAGAAATCTTAAAAATTTTATATTTAATTTTTAATTTATTCTTATCAAACCATGATACTTTATATGTGTTATTATCTCTTTCTTTAATTTTTGTTTTATACGTGCATAATAATGATAATATATGTTCACTATTTACAGTGTAAGTTTCATTAAATTGATTTGTTATTTGATACATTTTATCATATCCATTGTGTGTTTCTAAAACGGTTCTATATAAAGAATCATCACCCATAACTAAATCACCCTTTTTAATATCTTCCACATTTTTAAATGAACCATCATACATTAATACTTGTGTACCTTTTAATAAACATTTACCTGAACGTCTTTTACCAATTAATAAAATTGTAGCATCTGGTAATATACTTTTCATTTTAAATTTTTTTAAATTTAATTCGTCGTATTGTACTTTTTGCATCGAATTGTATTATTAATAATTCATGACAAAAATAAAACATGTATTTAACGCTATAATAATTCTATTATAAACGCGCATAAATTATAAAATTTTTTAATTATTTATGTGTAGAGGTCTTGTCAAGGAAATATGGAATTGAATAATTTAAATGAAACAAATGATAATATAATTAATAAGAAAAAGACTTTTAAAAAAGGAAAAAAGAAAACACTAAAAACATTAAATATTATAGAAAATGAAACAACAGATCTTAGTACAAAAGATGCAATTGCCATTAATTTAAATAAAGAAAAACCTAAAATAATTTTGACGATTGATGTTGGATTAAAGAATTTAGCAATGTGTATAATGGATAATAATTGTCAAATATACCTATGGAATGTATATAATATGTTGGATAATGATGATTGCGAATTGCATTCTTGTTGTGAAATGACAAAAGATGGTAAACAATGTGATAAAAAGGTGCAATTTCATTATCCAAAAGAGAATAAAATAACAAATGAAACAGTCATGTCTTATTGTTGTAAGAAACATTTTCCAAAAGACATGAGAGTGAATGAAAAAAAATACTTTATGAAAATTAAAAAAGTAAATGATTATTTATTACAAGATATAGCGGAACGTATAATGAAAACAATCAATTCAATATATGATGATAATATAGAAATATTTAATATGATAACAAATATATGTATTGAATTACAACCAAAGGTGAATCAACGAATGAAATTTACAAGTCATATTATTTATGCTAAATTTGTTGATTTATACAAATATAAAAATATACCCATTCGATTTATTAGAGCAAGTCAAAATTTACAAGCATATAAAGGGCCAGTTATAGAATGTAAATTAAAAACTCCTTATGCAAAGCGAAAATTTTTAAGTGTTGCATATGTAAAATGGTACCTTGAATTTGACAAATTAAATAATGAACATAATAAAGATAAAAAATGGATGGAATTCTTATTAAATCATAATAAAAAAGATGATTTGTGTGATGTAGTAAATGCTAATTTAAATGTTCATGCTGGATTGTCAAAACATCAAAAACGTAATAAAAATGGCAGTGAAATAAAGTAAAAAATTAATTAATTAAAAATTTATTAATTAATTTTAAATGTATGGTTCAGTACTATGAGTATAACAAAAGTGTTTCCATTTATTATACAAAGTGTCTTTTACTTCTAACATAAATGTTTTTGTAAATATTTGATGTAAAAATATATATATTTGTTGAAAACTTATTTCAATTTCATTTTGAAAATATTTTTCAAGATAGTGATATTTTAATTCATAATACGGTTTATATTCTAATAAATTGTCAATTAAAAAATTTGTAAATAAAGTAGTTGTACATTTTGATAAAAAATCAGGATTTAAGACAAATGTTTTTTTCAAGTCTTCGAAAAAACATATTAATTTATATGTATGATTATCTAAAAAAATATCATAATTGTCATGATTAGTTGGATGCATTTCATATTCTGATTCATTTTCAATATGATTTTCTAAAATAGTTTCTCCTTCATATAACATTTTTTATTTTTAATTTAATTTATTTTATAATTCAATTTTATTTATTTTATTTTTATATATATAAAGGTATAAGAAACTTTAAAATGGACAATAATCAAATTATTATACTAGTATTAATTGTAATTGGATTTTTTATGTATATTCAATACAGAACATCCGAAACATTAGGTAATACCACAACTACTAAAAAGGTAGAAACAACTGTACCTATCAAAACTAGTGTAACAGCTATTCCAGTTACCGTAGTTCCAACCACACAACCACCAAAAATATTCCAAAATGTTACACAACCAGTAAATACAGCCTGTGATAAGGACGGTTTATGTAAAAACCCAGCAACAGATATTCAAAAGATTGTAAGTGGATCTAACCAATTATCAGCTGAAGATTTATTGCCAAAATACGATGCTGCCAGTGATTTTGCAAAAGAAAATCCAGTAGACAAATTACTCAAGGAACAAAATTTCTTAGTAAGTGGTTATCACATGGGTATTAACACTGTTATGCAATCCAATAAAATCGCATATCACGACATTAGAAGTGCGCCACAAATTCCAAAACAAAACATTGGTCCTTGGGCACAAAGTTCATATGAAGAAGGTGCTGGATTTAATAGAAGAAAATTCGAGCTTGGAGCTTAAATTATATTTAAATGAAATTAATTTATTAATATATAATATTACATATTAATGAATATAGCAGAATTACGTAAATACAGAATAGAATTTAATGATAAAAATTCAGGAATTGCACTATTTGATCTAATATTGTCCTTTTTAGGTGCCTTTTTGTTGGATTATTTTTTTAATATTTCTAAATTATTAAATAATTTTAGTAAAAATCCAAAATTATTATATTATTTATTAGTTATTCCTGTTGGCATTATTATTCATATTTTAACATCACAAAATACATTTTTAAATAGACAATTAATGTCTCCAGAAATGAATATATATAAAATACTTTTGATTATAAATATACTTGCAATTTTCTTTATTATTTAATATTCCATTTTTTCTAAATATAATGATTTTAAAAATTCCTTTTTATTATACATTCCCATATTATAAAATTCATATTTCTTTTCAAGAGGATAATTCAAAAAGTCTTCAAAATTATGAATAAATATTTTAATATTAGATAGTATTTTATCAAAATTACTCTTATTCTTTTTAATAGATGTAATTTTAATTTTTGATTTTGATTGTGGTAAATATTCAACCAAATCAGTTAATTTACGTTCATATATATACATATATAATTGCATTTGTGTATTTTCATAGTCTCTAACATCTTTAAAAAAGTTCTTTGTTCTTGTTTTTACTTCTACAATTTTCTGGTCGCAAATTCCATCAACCTTACCACCAACCAACCAATTATATTTATCAGTTGAATAAATTTGTTTACAATTATAAGATTGTTCTTTATTTAATTTTGTTTTTGAAAGCATTTCATATAAATCTAAAGCACTAAATTCATTATATACACCAAAATTTGTATTTACAACACTTTCTATATTTTCTTTTAATTCTGTCTTTTTATCTTCAGTAATATTTAATGTATTAATTTTTTCAAATGATTTTTGAATATTTTCATTCATATTTTGTTTTGTTTCTACATTTGAAATCGTTTTAACAAAGTCATTTCCTAAAAATTCTTTTAATTCATTTACTTTATCAACATAAACTGTAGGATCCGATTCAGATTCTAGATTCTTAGTTTCACATAAAATGAAATTTTCTTTATCAACACGTTTCCATAATCTCATAAATGGTGTAACATAATCCCATTTGTTTTGATTTATATAACTACTTATTTCACTACAATTAAGATAAACGTCTTTTTTTGATTCAGCCATGATTAACTTTAATTGATTATTTTTATTTTAAATAATCAATTTTATTTAACGACTTGTTTAGTTAAAGCATGATGGATTGTATGGGAATTTATTACATTGGTAAATAGGATTTACTACTTTAAGATCTACTGGTTTTTTATAATTTTTACCTTTTTTATCATTTAAAAATCTTGATGAACGTCCACATCTCAATTCACTTTCAACACTCTTCATTGGATCTGGAAATTCTGTGCATTCAGTAAAAATATAAAAAGAACGTTTATAATAATCAGTATCTCTTGGATTACAACTGTGTTTATTTGTTTCTGATAAATTTCTTATTGAATCTTCAATATCAACATTTCCATGATATAATTGAAATCTACTAGGAAGTGTTGGTAAAGGTAAAGCATTAAGTTCATGTTTCACATTTTGATTAGTTAAAATATTTCCAGATTTACCATGTTTTAATGATGATTCTTTATTTATTAATCGTTTTGGTACAAATAATTGATCTTTCATTTCAATTCCAAAATGATTTCCACTTTTTTTAGCATCAAAAATATCTCTAAATGTTGTTGTAACAAATTTTAATTTTTTGTTATTACTATAATTACGCTGTTTAATATCGCATTCATCATCAATTAATTTGTTGAATTCCCTAGGTTTATGTGTTTTAAAAAGAATATCATCAAAGTTACTAAAATAATTAGATGTCATTAAATTATCTTATTATATTATCTAGAAAATTAATAAATGAATTTTATAGATAAATTAAATAAATATCGTTAGAAGCTTTTTAATATTAATTGCTTAGTTTCTTAATTTCATTAGTTGTAGAATTTTTATAATAAGACATTCTATTAAATTTATTACAATTTATATGAATACAACAATAATGTTGTTCAGAGCAATATCTAATGCATTTTTTTTTTAATAATACATCTTTATTGATAAATTTAGGCATAATTAATTTACTTTAATCTTATATATATTTTAATTCAATTTTAATTAACAGGATGTTCTAAATATACAAGTGTATTTTTCGTATTTCTTTTATTATTCTTAATAAGATTCTTGTTTGAATCCGCAATCATCTTATTTTTAATTTCCTGCATATTTAATGTTGGATACATATGAAGATAATGAATTAATACTCCAGCTGTTGCAGGTGTTGCCATAGATGTACCACTATAAGCTGCTGTTTTATCATTTGGAATTGTACTAAGAACATTTACACCTGGTGCATAAATATCACAACATTTTCCCCAATTACTAAAATATGCACGGTTATCATCAATATCAGATGCCATTACAGTTAATACACCATTAGCACTCGCAGGACTAGTTTTACAAGCATCACTATCTTCATTACCAGCTGCAACTACAACATAAAAGGAATCACTATTTTTTAAACAATTCTCAACAGCACGATTAATAATTCTTGAAAAACCACCACCTAATGACATACTAATCACACTTTTAATAATCTTATCAGAATTAGCATTTTTAACATTCTTAGTATGAAGATTATAAGCATGTTCAATACCTCTAATAACACCAGATAAAGTACCAGAACCATCACAATCAAGAACTTTAATAGCATGTAAATTAGCATCCTTACAAACACCGTAATCTTCAGAACCAATAATACCTGCACAATGAGTTCCGTGGTTTTGACAATCAGTATCGTCATCATCTGCAAAATTTGCAACCCACTTTGCACGTCCGTTAAATTGTTTATGATTAACATCAATACCTGTATCAATTACATATGTATCTACTACCACATTAGGATTAGTATGACAAAGCCCTGAAACATTATATCTATAAGTACCATCTAATTTACCACTTCCCTTTTTATCAATACGATCAAGATGCCATGGAATAGATTTACCAGAATTGACCGATGTAGTAAAAACATGTTGTTCACTCAATTTAATAACTTGATTATATTCTACATCAAAAAATGTTCTCAATGTATTAAAATATTTTGAATAATCATTCCCATTAACAGTATAAATTTTTAAATCATCAAAAGTTGCCAACAAATTAATATTATGTTCATTCATGAAATTAGAATTCAAATGCATAGCATCTGGTTTTTGAACTAAAAGAAAATCGTCAGCTACATTTCCACAAAAAACACCACCAATAAATGAAATTAAATTGACAAAATTAAATAAAAACATTGTTTAATGTATTAGATAAATTATTTTTAAATCAATTTTTTATAAAATAAATTAAATGAATTAATGTTAATATAATACAGATTTTAATGATGGATATTTTTCATCTGATAATATAATTTTATTTTTATTATTTTCACATGAAATTCTTTTAGCATATTTATATGGTGGTAATTTTTCTAATTTATTATAACAACATAATAAATCAGTTAATATTGGAAATTCCGGTAACTCTACTATTTCATTATTTGAACAAAATAATATTTTTAATTTTGGAAATGATGGTAATGTTTTAAGAATATTATTCTTACAAAATAACCAATTTAAATTTGGACAATATGATATTTCTGTAATATTATTATTTTCACAAGATAACCACATTAATTTAGGATAACTATTTATAATTGTAATTTTATTATTATCACACGTTAAATTATACAATGATGGAAAATATGGTAAATATGTTAAATCATTGTGATTACAATTTAAATGTTCTAAATGCGGATATATTGGTATAGATGTGATTCTAAGATGTAAACATGAAATATATAATTCATTATAATAATTATAATATAATAAGAAAATCCCCTTGTAATCAATTGTGTCATTTATGTAATTTGATATATTAACATTGTTTATTTTGTATATAAAATTTGAAGGATCATGGTAATCTACATTGTATTTTTTTAAAAAATACTTATATATGTTAATTTTATACTTTTTACATATATTATATGTATATTTATTAACAATTGACAATGACTTAAAATCTTCTATTAAATCTAAACATTCTATAATATTAAATAAACATATTTCAAAGAATATCATTATTTATCCTTATTTAAATAACGTCCTGTATTTAAATAATAAAAAAGAACAAAAAAATAACCTAGTTTATTAATTGATCTAAAACCTTTTCAAATTGATGTTTATGAATTGTATGATATATTTTATTCAAAATAAAATCACCATATTTAAGAGTAAATTTATTAGATGTATCTTTTACTATATACAATGATATATTTTTACTTTTACAAATTTTATATTTTTCAAAATCCTTTCTAACAATTTTTTCTAATTTTTCTTCACCAAAAATAGGTTTATAATGAAAAACACCATTAATTTCAATTCCCACATTCAATTCAGGAATATAAATATCCAATTCTAATCCATCACACACTTTACGATCATTAAATAAATAATTATATCCTTTCAATTTAGATTGTAAAAATACTTCTAATTTTGACTTTCTAACGCCCAATTTTTTATGCGTATTATTGAATTTTGCAGAACAACTTCTTGAACAATAATGATTCTTATATTTCTTAATATCACTAAAACACTTTTTTGTTACTTTATTGCATTGTTTACAATTAACATTTTGAGACGGATATTTATTACATGGAATATCAGCGGCTATTAATGCATTGCTCCACGATCCAAATAATCTTAACACTGGTTTATTAGAAAATGGATGTAACTGACCCTTACTTTTAGGAATTTTTTTATTCCTATTATAATAATCTTTTAAATAATTAATTACGTATGCTTTTGTAAGCATTAATTTCTTTATATTTTTATTCATTTTATCTTTAAATAAAAATAATATAAAAATTGGTAATGGTGGGACTCGAACCCACGAAGCACATACATGCGATCTTAAGTCGCACCCCTTTGACCACTCGGGAACATTACCTTAGCAATTTTTTATTTAAAACTTTAATATATAAAAATATTTATAATTTACCGCATTACTTTTTTATTAAATCATATAAGAATATAAAATTTTTAACAATAAATTTATCTTTAACATATGCTCCAAATAATTTTTCTGGGTGTTTAGGACTTTTTGTATATTTCAGTGCATTATAATAAAAATTTGCATATTCAACCATTGTATTATAATTTCCATATGCTATTTGATCATTTATACCTCCATGATTATTTATTACAGGAATATTTAATACATTATCTATTAATGTAGAATGAATATCATTAAAAGTATCAAAACGAAACTCTGTACGCCATTTCATAACAACATCAAATGATATATTATTATTTTTCATATATTCTGTAATCATATTTAAACATCTTGTGTTATTATAATGCATCGACATTGTATTATACATAGTTTCATAATGTGTTTTTAATTCATCAGGTAAAGTAAATATTTCATAGTTAAAAACACAATTTCCATCTGATATTTCAGATATATATTTTTCAAATTCAATGTGATAATCATCCCTATCATTGTTTAATGAAATAAAAAAATATGGTTTTATATTTTGTTTATTTAAACTCTCTATTAATTTTTCCATATACAATTTATTTATTTCATATCCTAATATTCTTCCTACTATAAAAATAGCCATATTTCTATGTTTATAAACATTTTCTCTATGTATAATATTAATTTTTTTTTCTTCATAATTTGAATATTTCAATGTAGGTATATTTTTGGTTACACTTGCCTCTTTAAATATCTTATTATAATTAAAATTTCCATTAAATAAAGTTTTATGTATATTACTATATACATCATCAAACCATAAAAACACAAAACAATACATATCATCGTTTATATTGTTAGTATGATATGTTATTTTATTATGATCATATTCAACCATTTTCATAGCATAAATATTTGTATTTAATGTATGCATCAAAAATCTAAGAACACATCCTTGTTCAGATGAATTATCTGTTTGTAACAAATTTATTATAATTGATTTTTCAAATTTATCACATAAAACATCCATTAAATCATTTGAAATAATATAATTATTACTATATATAAGATTCTTTTCTGATAACGATGATAAAAATTGTTTTCTTGGTTTATCATATAACCATAATAATAGTTTTTTATAATCAAATAAAGTATGCAATGATGTTTTAACAATATAGAAATCTTCTTTTATATTTAAACTTTGAATATACTTGTAAAAACTTAATATAGAATAACATAAACTACTATTTGCTGAACTATAATCTTTATTATCATAAAAATCAGTATAATAAACTTCGTTTGTATCTAATGTCCTATATTCAGTTGTTTTACCAAAAGGTGCATTATGTACAAAATAAAAGTTAAATATATCTTTTAATATTTTATCTTTTTTTAATATAGATACATGTTTTATTAGAAGTTCTTGAAAATTACTATTAATAGGTGGTACATATACACAAACTATAATTTTCATTGTAATTTGTATAAAAATAAATACAAAAATTATACGAACACGATTTAACACTTTTAATTTTATACTAAATAAAATATTTAATATAAAGTAAAATATAAAAGTAACATATAAAAATAAAGTAAAATTTAATAGTCATCTTCTTCAATACTTTCATTAACATCTTCATCATCATCCATTATAGCATAATTAGTAATTGCTTTCTTATTTTTAAACACCTTTGCTTGAACCAACTTCCATTTACAACTAATCTTTGCAGTTATAGAAATATACACAAGTTCAATAATGCAAATTGCTTGAGATCCTTTTGGAATAACTGAATCATAATTAGATTCATTCAATTCAATAAGATTCTTATTTTCATCAAAAATCATAATTTCATGATTAAACTTTTTGTTACTTACAAAATTACCAGTAAATTCTTCACCATCCTTTTGTCTGTCCAATTTAACTTCTAAACGTGAAGGATATTCCTTACCATCTTTATCAACTGAAGCTTTTACATTAGGGACATAATATGCATCTTCAATAACTTCCATGCTAATATTTGCCTTGTTAAGCCATTCTTTGGAATTTTCTTTAATTTTTTGCTTAATCATATCATCAAATTGTTGAAGATTTTCTTTGAATTTTCTAATATCATCATTATTGTCTTCGCCATAGAATGAAATACCCATTCTAAATGAATCATCTTTATTATCATCAGCGTTAGGATCTCTCCAACGACTAATACCGAAAGGAATGCTCATCTTAGGAGTTTGCAAAATAATTTTATCACTGTTTAAATTTACATATACCATTTTACCCTTACCTAATTTTTTAACATCAGAAAAAGTAACTTTGGAAAAGTCAATATTGGCGGCCTTTGTAATTGTCATATTATAATGTTTTTATTATAATATAATTATCAAATTTATTCAATTTTTTTTAACTAACACTATCCATTAAGTAACACTACCAATTAACTACATACTATCCATTAACTAACACTACCAATTAACTACATACTATCCATTACACATTATTTAATTCTTTTTTCTTCCTTTTCTGGATGGCTTTTCAACTGGTTCTTCCAATTGTGTATTTTGCAAGTCTTCTGCCAAATTATCAATTTCTTCATTTGCAACTTCTTCTGCATTTTCATCTTCATTGTTATCATCATTATTATTTTCATTATCGTTTTCAGAATCAAAATCATCTTTCAATCCATCATTGCTTTCATTGTCATTTTCTTCTTCATCGTCATCGTCAATAATAGCATAATCAGTAATTGCTTTCTTATTTTTAAAGACCTTTGCTTGAACCAACTTCCATTTGCAACTAATCTTTGCAGTTATAGAAATATACACAAGTTCAATAATACAAATTGCTTGAGAACCTTTTGGAATAACAGAATCATAATTGGATTCATTCAATTCAATAAGATTCTTGTTTTCATCAAAAATCATAATTTCATGATTGAACTTTTTGTTACTTACAAATTTACCAGTAAATTCTTCACCATCTCTTTGTCTGTCCAATTTAACTTCCAAACGTGAAGGATATTCCTTTCCTTCCTTGTCAACTGAAGCTTTTACATTAGGAACATAATAAGCATCTTCAATAACTTCCATGCTAATATTTGCCTTGTTAAGCCATTCCTTGGAGTTTTCCTTAATTTTTTGTTTAATCATATCATCAAATTGCTGAAGATTTTCCTTAAACTTTCTAATATCATCATTGGTTTCTTCACCATAGAATGAAATACCCAATCTGAATGAATCACCTTTGTTATCGTCAGCATTGGGTTCTCTCCAACGACTAATGCCGAAAGGAATGCTCATCTTAGGAGTTTGAAGAATAATTTTATCACTGTTCATATTTACATATACCATTTTACCCTTACCTAATTTTTTAACATCAGAAAAAGTAACTTTGGAGAAGTCAACGTTGGCGGCTTTCATAATTGTCATTTTGATTTGCTTGTTTTGTTTTATTTTAAATAAAATGTAAATATAATTCAATTTTTTTTAACGCACTTTAGAAATGATTGCGTTTGTTAGATATAATATCTATAATATTTTTAATATTGTTTTTATCATCGTGGTCACCTCCTAAATACCATTTAATGTTTTTAAATGGAGTATTCATATCATTAGGTTTCCAATCATATATACTATATATACAACAATTATATGTAAATTTCCATTCATAACGATGAGAATCATTTTTCTTTCCAGTTTGTAAAGGATTTCCTAAAATAGTAATTAATTCATCTGATGTAAAATTTAACGATGACAAAAACCAAGTAAAACTTGTATCTAGATCTGTATGCAATACTATGTCTATATCATCTTTTACAATATCAGAATATGATATACGTTCACTTTGATCTGAATTATTATATAGATCACTTTTATTATATAAATTTTGTTTAATATCATTGCAAAATTTATTAATATTTAATTCTAATAATTGATCATATTGTTTAGTATTAACCTTGGAATCATTTTTATTTTCTTTTTTTAATTTATCTTGTTCAGTTGATTCATCATAATGTGTAATGAGAAATGTATAATTTGTTATAATTATATTATTCTTGTCTTCAATAATATATTCATTAAAAATATTTTTTAAATATCCATATAATTTTTTTCGTTGAGGTTCTGTAAATTCCAATGGCGTTTCTAATGACCATTTTAATACAGTATGTGTTTTTTTACATTTAAGAATATAATGGTTATTAGCCCATTTAAGAAATTTCGTTAAAAGTTTTAAAAATTTGTCCGATAAATCCATTAATTATTTATAAAATAAAAAATAATTCAATTTATAAAGTACGTTTAAAAATCAATTTAAAAATTAAATATTATTTAAGGTTAAATGAATGAAAGTAAGTTGAGTTTACTTATGGGTAATCTTACCGAATTTTATCAAAATAAGGATTATATAAATGATATTAAAAATATAGTTGATCAAAATAATATTATTAGTTTAAGAATATTAGATTGGTTTATAACTAATTATTCTAAAAAAAATCAAGTAATTATAAATGATAATTTTAATGTGTATCAAAATTACAAGTTGATGTTAAAATCATTTAGCAAGACTAGTTTTGATCCTTTTTGTAGAAAGAATAAGATTGTTTTTTATTATGGTGATAATGATAATGATTATATTGAAACTAGTTGTGGTCAATTGTGTTTTTTTAGATGGTGTTTTCAAAATAAAATTTTAGACTATGTAAGAGCTAATTTAAATGTTATAGAAAATGATATGAAAATGTCATTAAAAAATAAAAATAATTCCAGTGATTTAAAGAAACGTCAACCTTTAAGTATTTCAGCATCTCGAACAATTAATAAACAGCATGTAAAATATGTTGTTCATTTCGATTAATTTTTGTTATTTTTTTCATTTAATATTTTAAATGAAAATTTTAGTAACTGGTAGTAATGGATTAGTAGGAAAATCATTACAAAAAATTGTAAATTCTATAAATGAAAATGAAGATGTTATTTCATCTGGTGGTATACAACATGAATATTATTTTTTAACTAGAAAAGATTGTAATTTAATAGATGTTAATGAAGTTAATAGTACGTTTGAAAAAATAAATCCAGATATTGTTGTACATTTAGCTAGTATGGTAGGTGGTGTGTATGAGAATATAAATAACAATTATAATATGTTTATTAATAATATTCGTATTAATACAAATATAGTTGATGCATGCAATAAATACAATGTTAAGAAATTAATAAATATTTTATCAACATGTGTTTTTCCTGATCAAAATGTAACATACCCATTAACAGCTGATCAAATTCATAATGGACCACCACATAGTTCTAATAATGGATATGCTTTTTCAAAACGTGCTTTACATTTTGGTGCTTCATTATTAAAGAATACAACTGTTATTAATTTAATTCCAACAAATTTATACGGTGAACATGATAATTATGAAATAAATAAAGCACATGTTATTCCTGCATTAATTCATAAAACTTTATTAGCTAAAACAAATAATACAACATTACAAATAAATGGAACTGGCAATGCTTTAAGACAATTTTTATATGTAGATGACCTTTCAAAAATTATTTGTAGTCATATAAATTCAGATAATAAATCATGTGATTTCATGGTATCACCTCCAGAGTCTCATGAAATCAGTATTAAAGAACTGGTAAATAAGATTGTAAATATATTTAATTTTAAAGGTGAAATTCAATACGATACAAAAGCAAGCGATGGACAAATTAAGAAAACAACTGTAAGTGATATCGATTATTCATTTACAGATATTAATACTGGACTAATAAACACAATACATTTCTTTAAAACAAATTACAACAATTTAAGAATTTAAATTGCAACAATTTAAGAATTTAAATTTAAAAATAAATAAGTACATAAATTGATTTATTTTTAAAAAAATTGATCTCCCATTAATTCTTCGACTTTCTTGATGATTTCTTAGATGTCTTTGTCTTTTTAATAGACGAATCCTCTGATGATGTTGTATTGTCTGATGTCATATCATCTGATGTTGTTGTATTGTCTGATGAATTATTCTCTGATGAATTGTCACTTATACTAAAGTGTTTCTTAATTCTTTCACACAATTCTTCTTTTGTACCACTAACTTTTAATTTTAATTGTCTGCACATTTCTTGTAATTCTTTTACTTTAAATCCACCTTTTCCATTACAATCTTTGCTAAAGAATTCTGTTGACAAATTATTTGTTTTATCAATAATTGACATTTGTTTAAAAAATTCAGACAAATCCTCGTCTGGTTTTTTTGATTCTGATTGTTTTGATTTAGATACTCTTTTACCTTTTGTTGATTTTGATTCTGAAACATCTGATTCAGTGTCTGATTGTTTTGATTTAGATACTCTTTTACCTTTTGTTGATTTTGATTCTACAACATCTGATTCCGTATCTGATTTTTTGGATTTAGAAACTCTTTTACTTTTTGTTTTTGTTGATTCTGCAACATCTGATACTGACATAACAGTTTTTACTGGTTCTGTTACAACATCTGATACTTCTGGTTCTGTTATAATACTTTTAACAGTCTCTGATACTTCTGTTACAACAGTTTCTTCTGGTTTCTTTGTTGAGTCTGTGTCTGATACTTCTGTTACAACAGTTTCTTCTGGTTTCTTTGTTGATTGTTCTGACTCTGTTACAACAGTTTCTTCTGGTTTCTTTGTTGATTGTTCTGGTTCAGTTTCTGTTACATTAGTTTTTACTGTTTCTGATGGTTCTGGTTTCTTAGAAGTTGGTTCTGATGATGATGATGATTTAGAAATTAAATCATTTGTAGATATAGATG